AACTATTTTTTCAGTCATAAAATCTAAATGTTTAAAATCCATTCCTGGAACATCTTTAGCTTTTTTAACTAAAGTAAAAATAATGTTGCCTTTTAAGTTAGAATATATAATGTTTCTAGCAGCCATTATTTTTTCTAAATTTTGTTTTTCTTTATCTATAACCTTCATTTTTCATCTCCTTTGTTTAGTTTTCTTTCACTTTTAAAGTATACATTATAAAATATATTTTGTCAAGAAAATTTTTGCAATAAAAAAAGTCGAGCCTCGCGACAAGCTCAACTTCTTAAAAAGGAGTGCATAAATATGAATAATCAAAATTTGAAAGGAGGTGATTTAATTATGCATTAAAATTGTACACTATTAAAAATTAAATTGCAATTTTTGAGAGGCAACGTTTTAAGTCGCCTCTCCATTTATATAAAATAAGGAGGTCTAAAATGTTAAAAATTAATTGTAAAAAAAGACTATTGAAAATTTTTATCTTAAAAGGAGAGTAAAAAAATGAAAAATAAATATTAACTTTTAACAAAACAAATATAACATATAAAAAAATAAGATGCAATTTTTGACTAGGTTAAAAATTTCTCCGCCGGCGCATTTTTTTATTCAAAAATAATTATTTCATTTTTTTCTAAACTTTGTTTAATATCAATCACTCTTTGATTTGTACTACCTCTCCATTTAATATCTAAACTTTTTTGTTCTAATATAAATTTACCATCTATTAAAACATCACATAATTTTATTAATTTTAATTTTTGTGCATCAAATAATATTTCTTCAAAAGTAAAACCACTCCAAATCCATATATTAATCCATGGACATTTTTCTTTTACTTTATTTATAAAATCACATAATTGTTCTATATTATCTTTATAAGTAGGGTCTCCTCCTAATAAACTTAAACCACTAACTGTTCCTTTGTATTTTATTAGATAATTTATAATTTCATTTATTTGAATATCAGTAAATTCTTTTCCGTAATTTTTATTCCATGTTTCTTGATTAAAACAACCTTTACAAGCATGACTACAACCACTTACAAATAAACTTACTCTTATACCTTTTCCATTAATCATATCATTATATTTAATTCCAGAATAATTCATTTAACTTCACCAGATTTTATTTATTAAATTTTAATTCGTATAATTCTTTTAACATTTCTAATAACAACTCATGGTCTCTATAACAGCCACATTTCTTATCAAGTTCTAAAAGTTTTTCAGAACAATGTTTTATAGAATCTTCTAAATCTTGTTTTGTATAATTCATTTTTTACCTCCAAGTTTTTAATCTAAAAAGCCAGTAAATAATACTGGCTTTAAATTCCAAGATTACCCCACGATAATCTAATGTCCTTAAGGACTGTTTACTCGAGCAATATTATTATATCAAAGAAAAAACATATTGTAAACACTTAATTAGTAATATTCCAACAACAAATATTAAAGTAACTATTATTTCTTCTTTATTGTTCATTTTGAATATGTTTCACTCTATTAATTACTTCTTGTTGTTTTCCTTTATTAAATGCACGAGCATTTGGTTGACTAAGGTAGCCACAGACACGCCTAATTACCGACATTTGAGTACCATCATGGTTTCCACAATTAGGACAAGTAAACCCTTCTTTTGAAGCAGTAAATTCTCCTTTATAACCACAGATATGGCATTTATCTACAGGTTGATTTATTCCCATATAATGAATTCCAACACTCTTTGCATATTTTAATATATCTTTAACAGCATCTAAATTATTTTTTAAACTATCTGTTTCTATATAACTAATATGTCCACCAGCTGCTAATTTATGACCAGGAGCTTCTAGTCTTAATTTTTCAAAAGGACTTATGTTTATTCTTGAAGAAACATGGAAAGAGTTATCATAGTAACCTTTATCTGTTATTCCTTCAATTGGACCAAATTCTTTAAGGTCTAAACTAGCGAATCTATCGCATAATGACTCACTCGGAGTACTGTAAAGGGCGAATCCTACGCCAGTTGCGAGTTTAAATTCTTGCACTTTGTTGCTTAAATATTCTAATATCTTAAATGTTTTTTTATGAACTTCTTCATTTTCTGAAAAATCTTTACCATATAGTAATTGAGAAACTTCACTTAATCCTATATATCCTATAGAGATAGTTGCATATCCACCATATAATAAATCTTTAATTGTTTCTCCTGGCTTCTTTTCAGCAAGTGCTCCATTTTGCCACAAAATAGGAGCAAAATCAGAAGTTGTTTTAGACATATAGTCTATTCTAAATAAACTATTTTCTTTTGCTAATTCTAATACTCTATCTAATTCTTTATAGAATCCTTCTTCGTTTCTTTTATTTTTAATAGCTATTCTTGGTAAATTAATAGTTGTAGCACCTACATTAAATCTTCCAGCATATTTTGGTTTTCCTTGTTCATCAATCCATCTGCTTAAGAAGGCACGACACAATATACATGTTGTTTTCACAACACCATTAAGGTTGTATATCAGACTATATCTTCTACTGTTCTAGTAGCAATTCCACTTCGAGTAGTATTAATCTCTACTCTAACCAGCTTCTCTACATTCACTGGATAGTCGTTACACTTCACTAAAATTATCTTTTTTAAATAAATTCTATAACAATTCCATAATTATTTTCTTTTCTTTTATATAAAATTTCAGTTAAAGTTTTTCTGTTAATTTTTTCTTTTTCAGAAGCTTCTCTTATTGAATCATAAGTATTATTTCCAATTCTACACTTTAACCTTTTTTTAGAAATTAAACCATTATCAAAAGCATGTTTTGTATTCTGTGAATTATTAACCCATTCAAGATTAGTATAATGGTTGTTTAATTTATTTCCATCTATATGATTAACTTGAGGTAAATTATTTGGATTTGGAACAAATAATTCCGCTACAAGTCTATGTACTCTAACATATTTCTTTTTACCATCTTTATATAAATTACATTGTTTATAACCAACATTATCAGTCCATTGACACATAGGTTTGTTATTTTTATTTAAAACTTGTCCATCCTCTGTTACAGAGTAAGGCCAATCTTCCATTTTTTTAATTATCATTTTAAATCACCTTTCCTTTTGAAAGATAATTTTAGTTTTAGCACGGTATTACCATATCCTAAAATTAGGACTTAGGCTCGCTTACATCCCCAATTATATCCCTATAATTAAACTTATTACTAAGGGGGAAACCGTTAGCCTTATATATAAAATATAAGACACCTCTTTAATATGAGTTCAGAATTGTTGGGCCGTTTTTATTGACCCATAGGTACGACGATTGCGTTCTCTTTTATTTCTAAATCACTAGGGAATAAGATGTCAGGATAAATTGATTTAGTCATACACTCAAATGCTAATAATGATATATCATAGTTAGGGTCTTCTTCGTTAAAGTTATGACCTTCCCACATTGTATAAACTATTTTAGGAAATATAGCTGTTTCTTTTTTAGGACCAAAACCAGCCATTCTTGTTTTTAAAACATATTTTTGAACTAATTTTCCTTCCCAAGATATTTCAGTTCCTATACTTACTGTAGTAAATGGAGTCTGTCCATTTACCGTTGATAATGAGTTAATTTCGTACTCTAATCCTTGCATTGCTTGTTTAACTGATTCTTCCGTCATATCACAAGCATACTTATAAGCTTTAGGATATCTTTTTTGACATTCTTCATTATCATGTTCTATTACTTCTAAATCACATTCTTCTATTCCAGAAATATATTTTAATCCATTAAGATAATGTTTTTTAAAACTTTTTTTAATATAAGGAACTAATGTTCTATCTAAATAAGGAACTGTACACCCTCCAAAAGTATTTGATGAAACAGAAGCTACTATTTGTACTATATGTCCAACAGCTACTTCTACAGAGTTTGGTTCTGACATAAGAGCATTACCAATTTTACATCCACCTTTCAACATATTTTCTATATTTATTAATTCACAATTGGTAATTTGGAAAACAAGATAATCTAAATCATGTATATGTAATTCTCCTTTTATATGAGCTTCTGCTAAATGTTTAGGCAATACTTTATTTAAATAAAATTCTTTTGAACTTATTCCAGCAAGTAAATCTCTTTGAACTGAAATAGTTTTAGCATCTTTGTTTGCATTTTCATTTAGTATACTAGAATCATTAGCATCTACTAGGTTGGATATTTTTTTATAAATACTCTGTTCTTTATTTCTTAAATCTTCTTTTAATGTTCTATAACTTTGATATGCCATAGCTACATCTTTATCAGAAGAACTCATTAGTTTTTTTACAACTATATCTTGTATTTCTTCTACTGGTAAATCTTTATTTATTTCTTCTATTTGATGTGAAATTTTATTTATTAATTCTAAATTAGGTTCTTTAGGTAGAGATTTATATGCAGCACTAATTGCTCTCTCTATTTTTTCTTTATCAAAATTCATAACTGTTCCGTTACGTTTAAATACTTTTTTCATAAAATCATGTCCTTTCTAGTTAATAAAAGGCTACTTTCCTGGAGTGCAGAAAAATAGCCATGTTGTGTTGTTTTTTACTTTAATAAATTATAACATTTTAGAGGAAAATTTCAAGTTAAATATCTTTAAAAATGAGTTCAAGTTTTTCAACAATTTCTTTTGAAAGATTAGTTTTAAACTCATTTATTTTTTTAGTTTTAGGTTTGATTATTTTTATTTTTCTTAATTCTCCTTGTTTGACTTTTATAGGCATATTTTAATCCTCTTTTATATTACATAATTCTTTAAAATAAGGAATTGTTAAACACCAATCGCAAAACTCTTGCCACTCAGGTAATCTATGAGTTCTTCTTTGTTTATACATTGTTTTTAATTGTCTCATATTTGTTGTAATACCAGCTTTTATTTTCATCCCATTAGGCGTTGACATAAGAAGTCTTAAATAGTTTTCTTGAGTCTTATTTGACAAATATTCTTCTTTTGCTTCTAGAAAAGCATCTATTGCTTTTGGAGTTGTAAATTTATCAAAAAAAGTTTCATCTCTTTTTGCCACTGTAAATTGTAAACTTTGCGAAGAAATATAATCTTTATGATGATATCTTTGAAACTCTACAGTAAATTTGTTAGTAAAGTCACCATCAAACTGAATTATTATTCCATTAAGAAAATTATCATGACCTTCTCCAATTGGTGTATTTCCTAGTTTCATAGCTCTTTTTAGTAGTTGTTCTTCAGTTTCTTCCTTATCTTCTATTATCATAGGAAAACCACTTACTCTAAGAGCATTTTTAAAACCATACATAACTCCTTTTGTTATCATTTTATTTTCACTATCTTTTAATTCTATCAAATCTTTCATTATTCCTCCCAAACTATTATTTTTTCGTCAATATCAAAACTAAGTTCTTTTATTCTTTCTTCGAAAAGTTTTCCATTTTCCATATTTTCTACATATGTTAAACGCCATTTAAATTCATCACTTTTCCAAGAATTAGATTTTTTTCTAACCATATTTCCTAAAGCTCTTTCGTTGCCTCCGTATTTTTCAGCAACAGCTTTTGCAGAATTACTTAAAATAACTTTTTCACCATTTGTTATTTTAAAAAATTTAGAACAACCTTTATTATAAGCGTTTATACTTTTAGTGACTATTCTTAAATTATCTTTAGAATAATTGCCATTATTGTTTATTCTATCAAATTCTATATTTTCAGCTCCATATTTTTTAGCTTTTATTTTAAAATCATCTTTAACAAAATTATAAAATGAAACAGAATCTTCGAATTCGCATCTTATACCTCTTCCACCATATTGATGATAATGTGTATTATTTTTGTTATTACATCTTTCTTTTATATTATGAAACCGTCTTAATATTTCTTCTTTAAAATCTCCAGTTGATGATTTTATACATATGTTATTGTAGTTATGTTGAAAATTTTCTTTAAAATATTTTTCTCCTATCTTAATATATGTATTACACACAAGACATTTTCCATATAGATAAAAAGCTAAATGTTTATCTCTTTTAGCAAAAAAACATTTAAAATCTCCGATTGTTTTATTTTTATAATTTTTTAAATAATCTTCTTCACAATTTTTATAAGAATGATTAAATGTATTATCGGCTAAAGATTTAAAATCTGCTACATAATAGTGACCACAAATCTTACACCTTAATTGAAACAACCATCCTCTATGATGATGTTTTATAAAACCTACAACTTTATAATCTCCAAATTCTTTATTTAAATATTCATATATATAATATTTAATGTCACAATTCAATTTACTATGAAACAATGTATTTGTTTTTTGTTGCTTTTTAATATTATTTATTCCTACTGTTTTTTCACAACCACACTTTAAACATTTTATCAAATAATAATTATTGTTATTTTTTCTGAAAACAAATTTAATTATTTTAAAATCACCATAAATTTTCCCTATTTCGTTTTTTTGAATATCAGTCATTTTAATCACCACCTTTTTAATTATATGTTTATTATAAAACATTACTTTAAAAAAGTCAAGATTAAAATAGAAAAAACATATCTTTTTTTACCACTTCCTTATTTATCATAATCTCCGATTTCTTCCGTATATTGACTTTTAATTAGTTGTCTTAAAACTTCTGTTCTAGTCAATCCATTTTTTTCTGCAATAAAAGTTAACCAATCAATTACATCTTTTTCTATTCTAAAAGTAATAGTAGTAAACTTATCTTCCTTTACTGGTTTTTTTAATTTCATATTATCACGTCCTTTTATTTGTTATAATACAATTATAAACTATAAAGTGTAGAAAGTCAAGAAAAAAATAAAAAAAAGACTAGAATTTTTTCTAGTCTAAGGAAAGATGTATATTTTGGCATTGAGTTTTGGATTCTAACCAAAATCTTTCAGTTTTGGAGACTGATGTTTTAACAATTAAACTAACTCAATATATGGAGTGCATTATTGGAATTTCACCAATGTAACTTGTTTTGCGGACAAGCTCCTAAATACTCGGACAAACGCACGTAATGGCGGTAGATTCAAGGTTCGAACTTGAAAGTCTTACGACGACAGTTTAGCAAACTGTTTGCTTACCAATTAGCATAATCTACCATGGCAGAGAGTTACGGATTCGAACCGTAAGTCCTTTTATGGACGCCAGTTTTCAAGACTGGTGCTTTAACCAATTCAGCCAACTCTCTATGGTCAAAGCGATAGGATTTGAACCTATGACCTCATGTTCCCAAAACATGCATTCTACCAACTGAACTACGCTTTGATATATGGCGGACGTACGGAGAATTGAACTCCGATTAACCGATAGACAGTCGGTTGTAATAACCATTATACCATACGTCCATGGCTGGAAGTACGTGATTTGAACACGTGACATTCTGATTAACAGTCAGACGCTCTAACCAACTGAGCTAACTTCCAATATTGTACTTTTACTAGGACGGCGTATGTTCTATTCCGTTTATTCCTTGCGCAAAAGCCACTTGTAAGATTGAAACCTATAACGAACATACAAGGAGTATAGGCTTTGTTCGAACTTCATCTTACTTAAAGTTTTATATAGAAATATATTTCATGGCTTACATAAGCATCATAACGACGCTTATGTCTAACCAACTTTCTATGTAAAACATTATAAACTATTTATTTTAAAATGTCAAGAAAATTTTTAAAATCTTGAAAACTATAATATTTCTCATTTATTTCTAATATAGGAGCTGACATAATTCTTGATTTAGAACCAACAATCATAAGTTCTTTTTCGTTTTGAACTTCTTCGAATTCTATTCCTTTATTAGTAAGCATCCATTTTAATTCATTACAGTTTGAGCAGTTTTCTTTTGAATATACTTTAATCATTATAACACATCCTTTGGTAATTTATCTTGTAGTCTTTTTAATTCTTTTGCCTTTTTTATAAAATCTTTAACATCAATTATTACATCACGACCTTTTTTAAAGTCTGAATTTTGTTCTTTAGTTAAAGGAATATATTTGTGTATTGTATCACAAAGTTTTGAATTTATCTTTTCAAGATGTTCTTTAGCTACATAAAAAGAATCTTTATCATCTTTCATTTTATTAGAATCTAATAAAGTATAAACTTCATGAAATAACATATAATTTTCACTTAAATCATCATAACTAAAAGTACAAAGATTTCTATCTAGTAGTAACAATAAAAAGAATGCTCCAGCACTAATTATAGGACCACATATATTAATATTTATTTTTACTCCTAGTTGTTTTAATTGTTTAAATCTATTAAGCATCATAAACATTAAATGAACATCTCCACCTTCAGAGTTAAAATCAATATTTAAATAAATATCTTCTCCTTCTTGCGATAACATTATTATGTCATCAAACTGAGCTTCGACCTCATCCCAACCTAATCCTGTTTTAGCTTCTTCAGGTAAATTTGTTTCAAACGAGAAATACATCATATTGATATTTCTTAACAACATTAAAAATCACTTCCTTTTTTTAAGATAGGTATATTATACACTAATATATTGTATTTGTAAATAGTAAAAATAAAAAAGATTGGATTTATTTATCCAATCTAATGCTAAATACGTGTATGTCTTTATCACATACTACTCCAAATAATTGACTAACATAACTTTCTGGAATATTAAGTCCTCTACTTGCATATTCATCCGCTCCTACTAAACTAGCATTACGAGCATACTTATCAGTAATAAGAGTACTATGTATATGTCCAAGAACTACATAATCTATATATTTACGTTTTTCATTAAACACCTTTAGCTTCAACTTACTTATTTCGTTGTCAATATTACTTTGATTAATTTTATCTCCGTGTATTGCTAATATGTTAAAATTATTGTTTATTTTTAACACGTTCTCAAAAAGATTAGAACCATTAATATTAAAAGTAACTTCTGGTATTAATTCAAAATTACTTTTTAACATTTCATATATCATATAATCTATAGAGTTCTTAGCCTCACTATTTATATTAGTATGAAATTCGTGAGAATCAAATCTACTTTCATTTCCTACTACTCCACTAATTACAATGTCATTCAAACTAAACCTGAACGACTCTATAAATTCTCTAATTAAATGATAACAATAAACACCAGCTTCTATCTCTACAAACTGAGCAACACTTTTCATATCACGTCTATGTTGAGCATGAATAAAATCTCCAAGTAACGCTATGTGTAGAGTGCTGATATTATAAAGCTTAAGATATTTACACACATGGACGCTAAGTCTCGTCAATCTTTTACGAGCTTCTTCGAAATCAAAACGATTTCCATCTAATCCTACAGTCTTACCTATATGCCAATCACTAAGAACAAGAAAACCTACATTCTTTTTTCCTTCTCTTCCTAATAACTTTTCTTCTTCTCTTTCTGTTTCATCAAAATCCATCCATACATTTTCTCTACTACCACGTATTAATTCATTAATGCTTTCTTTCCACGAACGCATTTCTTCTTCCGCTCTAAACTCACGTCTTTCTATTGCACGCAATGCAGTGTTTTCATCACGCAATCTTTGTATACTCTTTTTTAACCTCTTGTATTCTTTAGTAATATAGTCTGTTTCAGCTAATACACGTTCTTCTATCTCAGCTTCTTTTTCTTTTTTCCACTTTTCTATTTCTTCACTACTTAGCATTCTATATCCTTTATGCCACTCCTGGTAACGACCTTTCTTTCCCTTAAGCAAAGGATTAGTATATCTCAGCAACCTCTCAGTAATTCCAACTTCTTTACAAAAATCACTAAGACTATTCACTTCATATTTACTTCCATCATTCTTTTCTATAACATACTTACTCATATATATTTCACCTCATATTCATCTTCACCTAATGTGTTAAAAAAACCATATTTACTTTCCTTGTCTCCACTATTACAACGTTGGTTATAATATTCAGTATTAACACTAATTACACCCTTACTATTATCATAAGGATGAAATAGGTGTAATAGCACCTTGTCGTACACTATATTTCTACCACCAAACTCTAACCAACGAAAATCAAATTCAAAATCTTCTAATCCCCAACCTATAAATCCTTCATCAAAACCATTATACTCAATAAAATCTTTTTTATAACAAGCAAATAATCCTGGAAATCTTCTAGGTGTTTGTTTAAGTAACATATCCAGTATCCTACATTTCATCTTATATTCTTCATCTTCACTAGCAACATCACACACAGATTCATAATCCGAACCACTAATCTTCTTACTAGTCTCTTCAGATAAATAACAATATAAAAAACAAATCTTACTCCTCTCACATCTCTTATCATATACACTCTGTATAAAATCATCAGGTACTATAAAATCCTGGTCTAGAAATATAAGAAAATCTCCAAGACTTTCTCGTACTCCATTGTTCCTGTTTCTACTAAGTCTAAATCCTAAGTCTTCTTGACTCACTACAGTAATTCCTTCATATCCATTTTCATTAAGCCACTCAATAAGACCACTACTACCATCATCACACAACACTATTTCATATTCAACATTACACTGTTGTCTTTTAATACAGTCTAAAGTAACACGTAATCCTTCAAACCGATTATAAACACTAATTAAAACACTAATCATCTTTTTCACCTCAAATATAAGTATACAAAATAAAATATCAAAAGTCAATCAAAAAATGCGCCGGCGGAGAAAATTTACTTATATTTTTTTTTAACCACAAAACAACACCCCAAGACATCTCAAATTAGTTCGAGGTACCGGGTATTCGTTTAGTCAACACGAGTACCTTTATGTTTTACCAAGTCAACGTGAGTACCTAGTCACAATATCAACCCCCTAGTTCTCTCAATGAGTTTCGAGGTACCCGGGTGTTTATTATATGATTCATATAAGTCATTTCTATTATATATAATTTAATATTAAACTCTTGCTTCTTCGAAGTGAAACTCAAAAAATAAAAAGGTTGAGAGCTCCTTCGAAAAGCTCATAAGGAGGAAAAATGTTTGATAAATTAATAGGGAAGATGGTAGGAATTTGGATGATAACTGAAATATTCGAAGGTAAGAAAGTTGTAGAGTTCGTTATAAACTCATGCATCAATTTGTTATGTAACGAAATAACTTTCAACCTATTCGATGACGATGAAGATGTCATCGCAATATGCGACTACCTAGACTGGAACAAGTATCGTTTCAGTAAGAAAGACTTTAATGTTGAGGAAATAATAGAATATATTATTTCTGAAATAGAGAAGGAAAGAGAGGAGGTTGAGAAAGCATTCATCAAGAGTTTTGATGAACTCAAAAAGTAAAAATATAGCTCATTTCTAGTTTAACTAGAGATGGGCTATTATTTTTTATATTGATTTTTATTTCAAGCCTTTTCTATTATATATAATTATAATATAAGCAGACATACACAGACAAGCCACATCTAATTAATATATACATATAAGCTCTTGTCTCTTCGATGGTCAAGGACCACAACAATACTAAGGTGGTTCCTTCCACCACTTCGAGAAAAGCGAAGGCAAGTTGGATAAAGCCAACAAAAAAAAAGGAGAAAAAAATGGCAAGACAAATGGATTATTATGTAGTTTTAGGTGAAGTTGGAAGTTTAATTAGAGCAGATAAGTTTCTATTAAACAAGGTTAACAAGTTGGTTGAAAAGATGGAAGTTAATCCAAAGTGGGATGTAATAGGTTGTATTGCCTATGAAGTTTGTTTTAACTTTGGATATAAGAATCCAACTAAAACTCAAATCAAGAAATCAATATTAAAAGCTATTCATAATATAATAGCGATTGATATGGAGATGCAATATTATAAGGAGGTGAGTGAAGAGGAGCTTCATGATGCAGTTTATGAAGAATTTCCATTCTAAAAGTAATTAGAGTCTAGGAGGAATCCTGGACTCTTTTTATTTTTTCTTATACTACATTCAAGTCATATCTAATATATATAAATATATAATAAGCTCTTGTTCCTTCGAAATTAAATATAAACTGGAGGTTTAAAATGAAGGTAAAAGAAATGAGAAACTTAATTAAAAGTACTTGGTTGAATGGAGAATTATTGTATGCAGCAGATTCTTGGATTGTAACTAACAGTTCAAGGGTTATTGAAAAATCTTATGGTTATAAATGTGACCATGAATTTACAGAAACTCACATGAGATTAACAGATGTTGACTACTATTCTTTGTTTTGGGATGAAGAGGAGGACTGCGGAGATGAACATGGTTTTATCTTAGCGGTAAAATTCGACGACCATTATAAGCTATTTGATAGTTTTATATTTGGTTGGGATTGGTTCTTGAAAATGATTTCAAAATCATATATAGAATCTCCTACGTATGAATTTGAAATAGCTCACCCAAATCTTTCTGCAGTTAGATGGATGGGAGCTTTTGGAAGAATTAGATATTCTTTAAAAGATTCAATCATTCACGAGTTATCTTCAAACAGAGAAAGAGCTGCTGATGTTTATGTTAACAGTTCTTTTACAAGTTACGAAGGAGAATTTTTTAATGTCGATTTCTTGGAACAAATCGAATTAAAATGTTCAAAAGAAAACAACGACTATCTATATGATAGATGTAAACTTGGTTTCTTATATTCTCCTATGTCTATTAGGAAGGCATTCTATAGAGATTGTTACTCTATAGAAATAGGAAAATTCCTAATTGATAATCCTAACTACGATAACTATGAATCGAGCAGTTTGTTTGATTACTTAGTATCTGAAGATAAGGAGGAATATGATTCTCACTCTGAAGGATTCCTAAAAGTTGGTTCTAAACCTTACGGAATCTTAATAAGAAAGCCAAACACTTGGCACAAAGATAATCTAGAATTAGTAAAGGAGGTAGCAAAGAAAAATAATCTACTACTTTACATAGTAGAGTGGTAGAAAAAAACAAGAGCTTAGTAGAAATACTAGGCTCTATTTTTTTATTTTATTTTTTCATTCAAGTCACTTCTAATTAATATATTTATAATTTAAGCTCTTGCACTCTCGAAACAAAAAAAGAGCTAATCTCAAAATCACACTTAGCTCTTCATTCATTCAAACTCCTTCGAACATTCAACTATAAAATTATAAAGGAGGTGATACAGTTGAAATATTACTCAAATTATATCTTAGTTCCAATGTGGAATGCTTCAACCGCCGTTCTACCACTTGGAGTTTATAAATATTTAGTAAAGAATCATTTTGATTCTTTTGACTTATGTTTATAAATAAACTAAGCATTTAATTAAGAGTTTATTTCTCTTACACTAAATTTATTATACGTTGTTTTTAGTTGTTTGTCAACTATAAAAAACAAACAACAAAAATAATATTCGAGTTAGAGCTCTCAAAAAAAGCTCAGAGGAGAAAAAGATGAAAAAATCAACAAACTGTTCGGCAAATGTGGTTAAGGATAATAAAATAGTATTTTTGTCTAACTATTATGTTAGCGAAAATAAAGAAGATGGAGACGAATATAAACTATTCGTAAATCTATCTAAATTTGCTAAATTATTATCTAGAAGTAATGGTATAATTTCTTCTGCTAAATTTTCTTCGTTTTCAAAACAATGTGAGTTTAATACGAAGAATAAACTATTCATTTATTTTTGTTCAGAAAATATTGAATGGGTTGAGCACCCAGCTTTGTTTACTGAAGAAATAAAAAATAGTTCGTTTAGTAGCAAAACTTTCATAGGAGTAGATTTGCTTCTAAAGAAAGTTACCATTTACACAGGAGGGAAAATTAGAGAAATAAACTTTAAAGAGTTTAAAGATGTGCTCTCACATCATAAACTAATTGAAGTTTATTTAACAAAGGAGGTGATATTAGGTAAAGGATATGGTAGAACCATATTCAATTTTCTAACAAAATAAATATTAGAGCTTACTCTCAATTGAGTAGGCTCTTTTATTTTTTCTCCGCCGGCGCATTTAAGCCTTTTCTAATTTATATATCTATATAACAAGCTCTTCCTTTTTCGACACATTTGCATTAAATAAAAAATAATTTAAAGGAGGTGATGTCAAATGTTGTCAATCGTTAAATCTAGTTCTAAAAATTTAAAAAATGGAGGTATTAAGATTACTTGTGAACTATCTAATGGAATAGTTCAAAGAAGCAATTTTAAAAAACAAGGAGAAAACATCATATTGTTGATGTTCAACCAAAAATTAACTTTCAAAGAAAGTTTTTTTGAAAGTGAAGAAGGAGAATGTCTGTTCTCTTTCTTATTCGAAAAAGAAATGCAAGAATTAGAATAGAAATAATGAGTCTAGATTCTATATGAGTCTAGGCTCATTATTTTTTTATATTTTGTTTTATTCAAGCCTTTTCTAATATTTATAAATATAATTAAAGCTCTTGCTTTTCCGATGGTCACCGACCAAATAAAACGGAAGTTGCACTTGACTTCCATAAGAGCAATAAGTGCAGCTAGTTTAACTAGCAAAAATAGGAGGAAAATTATGAAAACAGTAAATGTTTTAGTAGGGCTTGGGACTGAAATAGTAAAGGAACTAGATAACAAGGTTTCTGTTATGCTAACACGTCTTGAATTGGCGTGTAGAAATCACAACGAGGAAATTTGGAAAAGGATTAAATCAACAGTCATATCTTTGTTATTAAAGAGTGCTGTTGAATCTTTAACTGATAATTCTATAGTTAATGCTATAGCAGATACTGTTGTAGCGTATAACATATTTAAGGACGTCTTATTAGTTAAAAAGATTCTGAACGAAGCAGAGTCTTTTAATGAAGACAAAATAAAGGAGGAATTAGAAAGGCTATCAGCAATAGAGTTTGACATTGAGTTTTAAAAAAAAAGAGTCTGGGAGAAATCCTGGACTCATTTTTTTATTTTCTAATTTCTCTAAAGCCTTTTCTATTTAATATATACATATATTAAGCTCTTGTCCTTTCGATGGTAAAACCACAAAAATAAAGTGGTAATGTCCTAGCCACTTCGAGAAAAGTAGGAACGAACTAGGTAAAGCTAGTAAAATTAGGAGGAAAAAATGGCAGTATTTGAAAAATGGGAAGCAATGAATAAAAGAGTGGAAAAAGTTTTAAAGAAAAATAAAAGTCTTTATAACTTATTTTTCAGAACAGAGAAATTATTCAATCAATTTGAAGATTTCTTCTGTTTGAAGGAACTTCTTGTTTACTACCTTATGGGTAGTGAAATAAAAACTCTAGAATTCAAAAGAGAAGTGAAACACTTCTTAAAAGAAGAGCTTCAAAGTTTGAAACTAAGAAAGGAGGAAGAAGATAGAGAGATAGAAAGAATCAATTCTATCTTCAAAGAAAGAGAGGTGATAAACGATGAAGAATGGGAATGTGACAGCATCCAATTAGTGGATGATGAATTCCCATTCTAAGAAATAACTAGAGTCTAGTAGAAATACTAGGCTCTTTTTATTTTTCTAAGTATCACATTAAAGTCACTTCTAATATATATAATTATAATATAAGCTCTTGCCTTCTCGAAGGTCATGAGACCAAAAAAATAAAATGGTTTTCTCTCGCCGTTTCGAGAAAAGCAGAGACAAGTTGGGTTAAGCCAACAAAAAAAGGAGAACACGATGAAAAGTATTAATGTAACTGTAGGTATTGCAACTGAGTTGGCAAAAGAACTTGATAACAAAATTTCTGTTATGCTTACAAGATTAGAACTTGCTTGTAGAAACAATCAAAAAGAGATATGGAAGAGAGTAAAATCTACTGTAATGTCTCTTTTACTAAAAGGGGTTGTCAGCAGTTTCACCGATAACTCAATAATTAACACTATTGCCGATGTGGCAGTAGCATACAACCTATTTAAGGATATCTTGCTAGTCAAGAAAATCCTTAATGAGGCTGAGAAGTTTGATGAGGAGAAAATAAAAGCCGAACTAGAAAGGCTTGAAAAAGTAGAATTCGATATTGAATTCTAAAGTAATCAGAGCTTAGGAGAAATCCTGAGCTCTTTTTATTTTTTCTACAAACACACTTAAGCCTTTTCTAATTATTATATAAAAAAAAGAATACCCGCTCCATACAAGCCATCAAGCTAGGTTTTCCGGCCCGCATTTTTTTTGTTTGTATTTTCCTTTTTCTTAAGCTCTTGCATTTGTAGGATAATAAGTGGTATTGTCCTATTGTGTTGTTTTGTGATTTCATAAGGGAGGATGATAAATATGAAATCAATTAATGTTTGTACTGGTATCTTAACTGAAACAGTTAAAGAGTTTGATAATACTCTTGCGACTGAACTTTCAGCAATTTACCTAGCGATAGGTAAAGATAAGGAAAAACTTATTAAAAAGTTAAAAGCCGTAGCTTTTAGTTACGGTTTAAAAACTGTTGTTAGTCAATTGACTGATAATAGTTTAATTAACAATGTTGTAGATTTTAATTTTGGACTACAACTTTTCTTAGGTGCTACACAAGTAGCATCTACTCTTAAAAAGGCTTCGACTTTTAACGCAGAAGAAGTCAAAGCTGAACTTGATAGATTATCAGCTATTGAATTTGATATTGAATTCTAGTTGATAATCTAAACTGGATTGAGTTTAACCAGTATAAATATTAAACTCTTGTCTTTATAAAATAATAATAAAGGTAGTTGCCCTATACTACCAAATTTAAGAGCAAATAGGGTTTTATAAAAAAAGGAGAAGATTTGTATGTTTAGTGTTGTTGTAGAATTTGTTAACGGAATGAGAGAATATTTTAACAACGTTAATAGAGCGGAAAGTGAAAATTTATATGAAAAGTATATGTCTTTACCTGAAGTTAGCTACGTTTCTATAATGGATGAAAGATTTTAAGCTTTAAGTCCTAGACAAGACTATAAACTGTCTAAACTCTTTTATATTTAAAAATTAAAGGTAGTTGCCCTATACTACCAAATTAAGAAAAAATAAGGTGTTTTATTATACTGGGAGGTATACTATGAAAAACTATTTATTTAATACTACAATTATAACAAATAATGGAACTTATAAAATGAGTTCTATTACAGATTTACAAGCTAAAGAAATTTTACAACAAGGTTTTGAATGTGCAATTGGACATAGTTCCACAGCACAAATTATATCTGAAATTCTTGGTATGGATATCCAAGAAAATAGAATTACAGCTTCTATGGATAACATAGGAGACAAAGCTGTTTGCTTTAAGTTAAATAGCCGTCCTAAAGAGGGAGAAATTCTCTCTAAGGAACAATTAGTTGAAATAGGTTATTCCTTTAAACTAATTGAAAGAATTGAATAATTATTTTGGAAGTTGCTAGGTTAATTCCTAGTAGCTTCCAATTTAAAAATTAGGGGACCCACTTAGCGTAGGTTCCCCTAGACCCCTCCACGCCTGTCCCTTGATAGATTACTCTGGCTTTCGCCTTAGAAGTTTAATCTCGGGACAGGCTATTGACACTGATATATAACATTAAAGCATTCTCTAGTTTGCTCAATAGAAAAAAAGAGACCTGTTTTCATTAAAGCTCAGCAAAAAAATTCGCCGGCGGAAAAAAATATCTCTTTGTGATTTTTTGTTAGAGGTAAATTATATAGCTCACCCCTTTAAAATGTGTTAAACGCCGTCTCAGAGCTTCAGTGTCTGTACTATGCATAAATACAAGACTTCAAGCTCTTGCTTTTTTGGAAAAAGCTTGGTGAAAATCATTAAAGCTTAAGCTCTTGTTTTTATGTTTTTAACTCTTAGGTGTTATTTTATTTTGATACTACACTGGGGGTTAAACTAGTACTAACTAGCATAAAATCGCGTGTTAATTTTTTGCGTGTTTTTGTGTTAGGTGTTATTTTATTTTTTATATATTAGGCTACTATAGTGTTTGTCAATATCATAAAAACTCTTGTACTTATGATTTTACGCATAGTAGCTTTGTTTTTATAAGCACTATAGGGATGTTAGGCTTAATTAGTTTGATTATCAAAGTAATGATTTTTGGTTTAGCTATAGGGTGTGAAAATTAATCTTGGTGTTAGTACAAAATTAATTTTTCTTTTAAAATCAACACTTTTTAATTTTTACTCTTTGTACTCCAACGGGGGTAAAAAGTGACACTCATCTCTTATCAGAGACTAAAAAGTCATTAGTTTGATACTCAAAGTAAAAATTAGTTTTTCCTTTAGTATCAACGGTTTGTATTAATTTGGCTAATTTTATATTTTGGTTTTCTCCGCCGGCGTAGAAAAGTGTCACTCAGACACCCAGTTCAGAGTTAAAAGTTTTATCTTAAACTCTTGTATCTTCAATGCAACTTCGTTGTATCTATACTAAAAAAAGCACTCAACTTTAGACTAGCTCTAGTGTTGCTTGTGTTTTGGCTTGTCTTGGTGTGTTTCATTGTTGCTTTTTGACCCAGTCTGGAGTTAAAGGGAGGTTTTATGATTGATTTTAAAATTATTCCAGTTGATGAAAGAGATATGAATGGATATTCTTGTATTGATACTGGAGAGGCTAAACTGTTCTTTAAGCTTGAGAGTGTGCAATATTGCGACGCTTGTGGCATTGCAGAGTTGATAGCGGAGGGTACGTTTTTTATTGGTACTGAAGAAGAATGTGTAATTGTTAAAGATGAGGCTTTTCCTTTTTACTAAGAAAAGTCTTGTCTTTGCAAGTTTAGATTTTATGGGAGGTTTAAGAGGTTATGAAATTGTGTGAAATGATTTCTGAGAGCAGAAAGAAAAATGCTAAGTATGATGATGTAGAGATTTCTGGGTATTACAATGCCTGGTTTTACGGTGCTTTGAACTTAAAGGCCGTAAAAGAGGGTACTGGAATAGGTGGGTCTTTTGCTAACTGGTTGCTTGAAATGGCCAGAATTGCTGGAGTTGATATGATACAAGCACGTATTCTGGGAAATAAGCTACAACAACTGGCTTTGGACAGCAAGCACGACGGAGCTGGAGTAATGTCGGACGCCGTGTGGTATAAGATTTGTCAGCTTAAGAAATTCAAGGGTAGTCCAATACAGCTAGAAATGGCTATTTGCGATATCCTTAATGACGTAGCTGATGTTCCTGTCGTTGAAAACGATTGGGAATAAAGGCTTTTTTGATATGGCCTAAAGGTTGTCCATTTATGTACTATTATGGAGCATAAGTGGACGATTATAGGCTTGTTGAATGTAATTTTATTGTTGATATATGATATGGGAGGTAATGTTTATGTTATATGCGAAATACAATAAAGGTTTAAATAAATTATTTAGTTTTTATGGAAAATTAGCTAGATTTAAGAAAGTTAGAATTAGTGATTTTCTTGAAATGATTGATGATAGAGATAAAGATTATATTATGTCTGTTATTGATTTATCTGAAGAATGGGTTACTGAAGATATAATAATTAATAGAAAAGAAATGAAAGACTATTATGGATTTGATAATTTATTATATAAAATTGGATATAGTGAAGACAACGACAAAAGTTTTGGTAACAAAAGAGTATTTTATCATTGTAGTAGTGAAATGGTTAAAGAATATAACAGCGTTGTTCTTAGAAAGAATATGGAAATACATTCTAAAGAAGACGCTGAATATTTAGAAGAATTAAAGGCTAAGAAACTTGCTGAAAAAGAAAGACAAGAAGATAAAGAATGGATTTCTTGGCAAAAAGATTTATATTTTAAAGATTAATTTTGTTTTAAAACAGAAAACAAGGGTATTTTTAAACTCTTGTTTTTCTGTTATGTTTAATATTATTTAAATAAAAAGGAGAGTGTTTGTATATGGAAAATATATTTAAAACCGAAGAAAGAATGGCTACTGATTTTATTAAAAGAATTCTTAGAGAAGATAGAACATTACTTAAGAGAGTAATGGCTCTTAGTGAAAGAAAAGCTTTTATTAGAAATATAAGAAGTTTAATTGCTTGTGTATATGCTAGTGATAGTTCTGTTGCTGATGTAAAAGAGTTCTTTGAAAGAGCTCTTTATTGTTTTGAAAAAGCAAGAATGGGGTGTTAGTATGAGCATTAGTTTTGATAATTTTAGAATGGTTTATTGCAAAAGCAATAAAGAGCGTAATGTTGTCTTTATTAATATTTATTTCAAGAGTGTAAGAGACAAAAGTTATTATATGATTGATGACTTGTGTAAACTCTTATGTAATGTCGGATATGATTGTGAAATAGGATATTATCAAGGACATAAACTCTTGCATATCATATTCAAAGAGAAAGAAAAGCTTGAGTTACAGTTAAGTAAGTATGCCTATAATTATTATTATAGGACTGTTGCTGGAGAGATAAAGGACTTATTGTTAGAGTATCTCTATGGAGAATACTTTAATGTTGCTTTATTTGACTGTTTTGTAGCTCAATGGTTTTTGTCTTTGAATGCATCATATAGTTTATTAGATTTTTCTGAAACTATGCACAATGATACATATCAAGGATGTGTGTTTTATAGGAAAAGAGAGAAATACGAAGTAAAAGAAATGCTTCGTAAATCTCTAGAGATTGCTAAAGTTAAAAGAAGAGGAAAAATTATTAAGATTTTTAATAATGGTATTAACAATCCTTATATTGTATGGATAAATGTCAATATGTATATGGATTGTGTTAAAGAAGTATGTGAAGAACTTAATATTGATTATGTGTTAGCTTAATTTTAAAAGGAGTTGATTTAATATGAAAAAATATAATGAATTTTTAAAAGGTGTTTATAATAAAGAAAACAGAGAAGACTTTAGAACTCATAGTAGAAAGAAATACATAATTAAAAAACTGTCTTGGTTAATAGATAATTATGATTTTGTTATAAAGGACTTAAATGAAGTAGGTAGTTGTTTAATAGATGAATACAAGTTTACTAGAAGTAGTTATTACTTGGAAATAAATGTTAAATCTTTCTTAGAGTATATTAATATAATGACTGATTGGTTAATAGATGAAACATTTGTTGACTTGAAAAGTTGTTTTATTAGATTAAAAGAGGCTATTGAAAAAGAAGAAAGTATATTTTATTGTCACAAAGAATATGGAACAGGCGGATTATTTGATTTCATTCATAATTTACGTGACGGTTGTCTTAAAGATATGTTTGTAACTGGTAATTATTATAAAATAGAGGATGATAAGTGGTGTGAATATATATATAACACTTACAAGAAATTAAAAGCTAATCTTGGCTGGTATCCTATTGATTTTGTTATAAATAATAAAGAACTATTGGATAAGTTCTATGAAGAGTTTGAAGATAATAATGGACTTTTTAGTTGTAGTTATTATGAAATTTGCTATTATTTCACTGAAGATTTTGAAAATATTTTAAGTTTGGATACTCTTAAGAAAGATTTTGATAACGCATATAAATTAATGCGTGAAAAGTATCCAGAAGAAATAATTAGCAAGAATTAATTTTGTTTTATTGTCATAAGCAAGACATTAAAAGGCTTTTTTTGTTTTGTTTATATTATTGTGTTTATATTTTTGAGGAGGTTGTTATATATGTCTAATAACGTAAATGTTTTAAATGATGTTCAAGTTGAATTACTTAAGTCTTGTGTAAAAGTCGCAAGACTTAGAAAAGCTCACAAGGGATATCGTTTCCTTGGTGAGGGTGAGCTTTACAAGAAATTCAGTAAAGAACTTCGTATTTTGGCACATCCAGTGTGTATCACTGGAGTTAATAAAGATTTTGATATGGCTAAAGAAACTGAGTTTTCTTATGAGCCAGTTATTATGTCAGAAGATGAGTTAGAATTATTAAAAGGTGAATTAGCTGGTGATAGTATATCTGAAGATGAAAAAGATAAATTGTTATCACGTAAGGCTGTTTCTAAGGCTCAGGTTGATATGTTTAAATCTGAGTTTGAAAATGCTGTATCTGAATATAACTTAGAAGTAGAAGAAATGACTTTACTTCAAAGAGTTAGTGGTACAAAGCTATTGGTTAAGTTTAGTAGTAACGAAGAATTATGTAGCTTTAGTATGGAATTACCATTTATCGACAAGGTTCTTAGCTGTAAAGTAAATGGAAATCTTTACAGTATGGCTTATATGCCATTGAACCTTATTGAGTATGCTAATGGTACTGATGAGATATTGAAACTAGTGCATCCATACCAATTCTTGATTAAACAAGGATTGATGACTAGTGCTAAGAAAAGCTATAGTAAAGACTTCTTTATTGGAATGATGAAAAGAAGTCAAGGCGGTTTAATTAAGGCTGTTCAAGCTAATATTACTAGAACTTTGAGAAATGCAAAGGAATATTCTTGGAGTGAAGTGAACAAAACTCCAATTATGTGGGTTGATAATAACAAGAGCGAAGTAGGTAAGTTCTTGTTAGAAAATAATATTCAGCTTGATTTATCTTATGCTGAACTAGTATCAGTACACGGAATTAAGGGTATTGATATTATAACAGGTAGTACTTCAGCTCCAGGAAAGAGATGTAAAGTAGCTAAGAACTATTACATCCGTAAAAATGCTGGGGTATTTGAAATGGTTAGAAGTGAAAAGGCTAATGAAGATGTCTTTGATGTAGCTAATATCATAAAGACAACTATTTATCCTTGCTTTATTAAAACATCAGCAAAAAGGGATAATAGTGCTACTATCAAAGATACTTGCGACCTTGTTTCTCCATTTCAATATAAAAAGAGATTTACTGTTAAAGAGTAAGTCTCTTGGTTGTTTGTTTTGTTGTGTTTTATAATTAATGTGTTTAATATTTGAGGAGGTATAAATATGAATAGTAATTTTCTTTTTCAGGACTTAAGATTTGGTAAAGGAGGTTTACTTGCTAGTGAGTGTCATAAATTAAAATTAAAAGCTTCAGAAAACTGGAGTGAATTCGACGTTAACATTTTGAAGAGTTTTCCACAAGGAGAACTTTCTAAGTTACAAGAAAAATTCTTGTTTAGTAAGAGATGTTTAAAGATAGTAAACAGTGATGGAGAGACTAGTATCATAGCTGTCCCACACGGTGAAATATCTTTTAGTAGAAAGCTAGGAGAACTAGCTGGATTATATTATGATTTAGTTAAGTTAGAAGACAAAACAGCCAAAGAAAAGGCGTTTGAAAACTTCTATACTAAATTATATATTCTTAGACTAGACATCGCTAAAAGATTGTTCAGTAAAAGATTTTCAAAGAAATTCTTATTTGAATTTCACGGAATTTCTGGAGTAGCTCTTACTCATAGTAGAGGTATCGACGAGATACTTGTACCAGAATGGAGTGGTTTGAAAATAGGGGATTACGTTATGGTAACACGTGACCCTATACAAAACATTGTAGTTGTTCTTAAGGTTGTAGGATTTACTCCTAATCAAATAAGAGTAAGTCCTGATATGCTTGACAGATATCTAGCTGGTGATTGTGACGGAGATAAGATACAAATCATCAAACTAGAAGATATCTATTCTAAGAGCAGCAAGTATTTTGTTAGAACTTATGATGAGTTCTATAATGAATGTATGAAACTTATCCCAGGTGATGACTTTGGATTTGTTGAAATGCTTAATGAAAACATCTAAAACATTAAAACAGAAAGACAGGAACTTTAAACTCTTGTTTTTCTGAAAGGAGATTGTTATGTATAAACTATATGTGGAAGATATTTTGTTATTTAGTGGTTCTCTTGGTGATTGTGATAAATACATCAAGAAGAACTTATGCACTGGTTATTATTTAATAAAAGGAGATGATGTTATGAAGAAACAAGTTCAAAAATTCTGGAGATTAAAAGACTGGGTAGATGAAGACCAATTTGAGAGTTTAATGGTTTTGGGTATATTAACATTTGAAGATAATGGAACACAAAGCACTATTTATTTCGATATCAACAATGATGACTTGCCTGTAAATGAAAATATTGTTAAAAATGGTGCTAGAAATCTTTCTGGTTCATATTTCTACGGTACTAAAGACCAATACTTATATTTCTTAGAAAATGAATTTTAGTTTTGTTAGACCTAGACAAGTCTATAAACTGTCTTTTTTGCTTATTTTATATTTTTGTTTAATTAAAAAAGGAGAGTTGATATTATGAGAATGGTTAGAATGTATGACGGAGCAGTGTTGATTGAGGCTGAAAACGAAAAAGATTGTGAAGTATTAGCAGATTTAATATTTAAAGACGATTTTTACACAAATCACAATTTTGCATTAGTTAATCGTCATTTTTTATTTGAGCCAAAAGTAGATTTATCTATAATCGAAGAATGGCTAGTTGAACAAACAGGTTGTGAGGTTGAACCTTTATTTGAATTCTAGTTTGTTTTGTTTCAGAACAGTTTTTATTTCGCTTTGGTGATAAAAAAATTCGCCGGCGGAATAATTTTTGTTTTGCATTGGTATTAAAAGAAAAAGTTTTTTGTTAATTTTATGGTTTTTAAGGCTAAACTTTTGTTTTATTGTTAAAAATGGTTTTAGCCTTATTTTATTGTGTATTATATTTATTATAGTATGTTATCAGAACATACTGATTAAAAAAGGAGTGATTTTATATGAAATACGGATTATATGTAACTGAATGCAATATTTGGGATGATAATGACTTATATTTTGTCGGAACATATGATGAATGCTATGCATATGCTGAAAAATGGCATCATCTTGGGTATTGTTATATTGAACCACTAGAAGATTAATTTCTTTTAGTGGTTGTATGTTTGTTTATATTATTATTATTATTGTTATTTATTTAAATAAAAAGAGGAGAGTGTTATATATGAGTACTTTAAATGATAAACTTAATCAAGTGGTAATTCCTAGCTTAGTTGTTAAGTGTGATTTATGGGGAGTGGAACTTGAGCAATATGGAATATATCCAAATGCAGTTGATAGTTTCGTAGTTTCTAGTGGATTTATTAATAAGAGTGAAACTCTTGTTAATTCTGAAACAAACGAACTAAGAGTAGCTTCTCTTGGTTCTAAGATGATAGGTTCTTATAGAGACAAAGGCTCTATAACTGGTATTGTTGAAGACAAGTACACTATTATGTGTGCTATGGTATTTGACAAGGAAAATGAAAAGGATAATTTTACAAAATTTCTTAGAAGTATCAAAACAAAGCATCAAGTGTATACAAATAAAGCTGGCGACAAATGGCAAGTAGCCTTTGAACCAGATGTAATAGCTGGTACTTCTTGTAGTAGAGATAATGTTAACGCTCTACTAATAGACGGACTTATGGAACTTGACTGTATAATTGAAGATAAAGAAATCTCTTTGACTGTTGAAGAAATAGCTAAACTTAAAATCGAAGACTTAGCTGAAAACAGAAAAAGAGATTGGGAGTTATTTATCATAGATAATGAAACTGGAGAAAAGGTTCACAGTTTCGGAGAACATCTAGTTATCTTCGAATATTTCTTTTGGCAACCAATGCACGATAATAACAGTTATGTTTCTAAAAAGAAAATTAACTGTCTATATCACCAAAGTGTAGACGGTTTCCAAATATATATGCCTTCAGTTTATGAGGCTATTCAAAACAGTGTTGACTATAATAGCGTTAAAGAAGATATGCTTTGTCTTGGAGTAGACTTCTTTAAGGACTATCAAGCTGATAGATTTAGTAAAGAAGAGATTGAGGCTTTTCTTAATCCTGAAAGTTCTGATTGGAATTAATATTTTGTTTAATTGAAAAAGGAGAGTGTTATATATGGATAAAATAAAATTATATGCTGTAGTTTTTAATGGTGAAAGCAAGATATTTGATAATTGGGACGATTGTTCTAATTTTGTCAAAGGTAAAAGTGGAGTTAAATACAAGAAATTTGCTTCTGAACAAGAGGCAAAATCTTGGATTATGGAAAACCTTTCTGTTAAAACTACTTTCGAAGAAGTTGCAGAAAAAGTTAATGACCCTGGTATTATATACTTTGACGCTGGTACTGGTAGAGGTATCGGAGTTGAAGTAAGAGTAACAGATAGTCTTGGAAACTCACTTATCAACAAGATTGCTAGTAATAGTAGTTTTATTGATTTATGCAACAGATATGGATTTATTGTTAATGATTTTGGTAATGTTCAATTACCTAAGAACTTCACTAATAACTATGGTGAGGCATTAGGTTGCATTCTTGCATATAAGATTGCTAATATGCTACCAGAAGTTAAAACAATACTTGGTGATAGCGAGCTTGTCATTAAGTATTGGAGCAATGGAATTATTAAGGTTAAGAACGAAAGTACTGTAAAGATGTTGAAGTATTTAACTGATTTAAGAGCAAGTTCACCTTTAGAATTAAAGTGGATACCTGGTTCAGCTAATATGGCTGATTTAGGTTTCCATAAGGACTAATTTATATTATATTTTAAATTAAAAGGAGTGATATTTATGAGTAAGAAAAATTTAAGAAACGCTATGAAAGATTTGAGAGATTGTATGGTTAAACTAGGTGTTCCTAGTGCTTTGGATTACAAAGATATGAACAGTTATCAACTTATACAAAATAAAGATACATTATTAGACAATGTTGATAATTATATGCTTGACATAGACTTATATTGTGATAGTTACCTAACAGTTAAAGACATAACAAAAGATTTAACAGACGCTGTTAGCGTTGTGAAAGGAGTGTGTTAATATGAGTTTAAGAGGTGTAATGTATGTTTTATTTGGAATACTTGCTTGGGGTGTTTTAACAGCACCACAAGTCACTTTCCTACCAGCAGTTGTAGTAGGAGTAATGATTTATATAATATTTAGATTGTTAGGAGGTGATAAATAATGAAAAACGGATATTTCTATTCTCTATTTGTGTTCAGCGTACTTTGTTTTCTAGTAAATCAGTTCGGACTTGGTACTGTTTTACTTGGTTTATTTATTCTTGGCTTTTTCTTATAAGGAGGTTCTATGCTTATTGATAAATTCTTTGTTTACTTAGTTATTCTTGCTGTTAGCTGTATTTTATCTCATTTTATTCTAGGAGTGTGATTGCTTTGAAAAAACTGGATATTCTTGGTTTCATCTTTATTTGCTTATTTTGTTCTTATTCTGTTCTAGTTTACTTAGTTTAAGAGGAGGGTTTATCCCTTCTCTCTTTTTTTTACTCATTCACTCACTCACTTCACTTTCTGTTCACTTAGCTTACACTTAGTTCTTCTATTTTTTTAAAACAATAGGTAGTCTTTCTTCTCCTTCGCCCTTGGCATACGTCGAAGAAAGCTTTGTTTCGTCTCACGTTTCTTTTCTCCCTTCGCCTTTGGCATCCAGTCGGAAACGTTCGACAGCTTCGTGCTTATCTTCGCTCCGTCTTTGACATCCGCTTCAGGCACTCAGCACTGGAACGCTCTATGAATATTTATTCTTTTTTCTTTTTTATTTTTTTGTTTTTTCTAGTTTTTAAAAAAAACATTAAAATAATTAAAGCACAAGTTCCCCAATTCTTGTGTAAAGAATAAATAAAATTATACGTGCGTGCGTATAATAAGATGTTTTGATGTGAACAGGTGTAACCTTAGTAACATTAAAGCACACGTAATTGGGTGCGATTTGATTTACGGTAAGGCAATGCCGTGTAATAAAAGCAGTTGCCAACGTGCGAAGTGGGTTTTAACTGTTTGTCCCCATATACAAACAGTCTTCTGAATTTTGGTAATATTTTATTTTATGTTATATATTGAAAGAGAGGTGTATTTAATGGCAAAGAAATTGACAGCTGGTAACTTACTTGGAGCTCTTGGAAGTAAGAGTTTGGACGACGCATCTAAAATAGGTGCAAAAGTTGTGGTAGCAACTACCAAGACTTTAAAGGACCTTAAAACTGAAACCAAGTTAGCAATAACTGGTGTAGGTTTAAGTATTGCAAGTAATATGTTAGATTTGGATAATCCAGCTGGAGCTGTAGGTTTAGGTGCTGTAGGCATCGATGACTGGGTAGGAAAAGCTGGTGAACTAATGATGTATGGTGCTGGAGCTTCCGCATTGTATAAGTTCGGTAAAAATTTATCCAAGGAATTGGAAAAAGATTATTCTGATGAAGAGTTAATCACTGAATTAGGCATAGAAGACTATATTGAAGATGAAACTGAAGAAGAATAATTATTAGTGTTGTTTAATTTAAAGAGTAGATAGTTACTCTGGTAGAACTGTACCGTAATGTTTGGAAATTATATTATATTAAATTAAAATTTTAAAAAAAGGAATAGGTGATTTTTAATGGAAAAAAAAATATTTGGAGTAAACTATAAAGAATATAATAACTTAATTGGAATGATTAATAGAATAACAGCTTCTGGTAACACAACTAGTGCTAAACAATATGAAGATAAATTAAATGATTTAGTAAAAGATTTTGGGGTTATGGACCCTAAAATGGTTGCAAGACTAAACTATTTAAGAAGTTCTAAACAAACTGATACTGATGAATTTGCAGAATTAGTTAAATTAGAAAAAGAATGTTATGTTACATTCTATAAAAATTTAGGTTCTAAAGTTAAAGATTATATTAAAGATATAATTGGAGACGGAAAAACATTAAAGTTAAATAGAAGAGAAAAGATTAGAACTCTTTATAATGGTTCTAAAGTAGCTCAAGCTTGGAACGGAAGTCAATTAATGTCTGGAATAAGATTTTTTGAGTATCCTGTAGTTTCATATACAGAAGAAGATATTCAAGCTTATCTATCTGGAGAAAGAAAATCTATAATGTCTTCTAATTCTTGTGTAGCGGTTGTTATCTCTACTGAAGAAAACGAAATTACTCTTGAACCATTAGTTAGAGTAAGATTTTTCTCATTATGCTATGACGCTGTTGATAAGAAATTTATCACTCACGAATGGTTAATTACATTCGATGTAATACCAGCACCTAGCAAAGAACAAGTAGAAAATGCTGATACAGAATTAGATACAGCATTAGAAGATTGGGCATAAAATAAATAAGGGTATAGGTGTTTTTACATCTATACCCAATTTTTATTCTAATTGTACCCTTAATTCCCTCACTCTCAAGTTAAGGGTACGTGGATTTCTTCTTCCACATAATTAGAACCGATGTGAGTTTACCTCCTCATCTCACGTCGGTTCAACCTCCTCTTAAAGGTACGATTAGAATAAAAATGTTTTGTTTCTGTTATTATATGTTTAAGTTAGCCACCTCCTCTGGCTTAAACTGGGTATACTATAATCACCTCCTATTATGGTATACCCGATACCTCCTTAAATATATAATTATGGAAACAAAAAAATAACAAAAAATAAGAAAGGAAAGTGATTTTAATGAAGAAAATGTTATTTATTGATGAAATTGAAAAAAACAGTATTGAGGAATGTCTTGAACTTCAAGATAGATTTCTTATTAACGATAAAGAAGACATTTTCTTCTTTAGGATTGCTAAGATATCTGATGGTAGATTTATACTTAAAGTCTATCAGGAAGATTTAAGATAATATCAGCCCTAGCTTTGACTACTATTTCTACCTCCTTTGGAATAGTAGTCGAGCTAGATTTTTTTTTAAGGCACCCCTTTTCTATTTAGAAAAGCGATTGGTGCACGCGGGATAGGAGTATTTGTTTTTTAAAAATTATACGCATTCACACAAGCACAGAGATTGCGAGAGGAAAAAGGGTGAAAAAATGAATTATTTTGATAAATTAAGTTTTAAAGACGCTGAAAAATTAAGAATTCTATTAAGAGAATTTAGAACTTGGCTATCAGAAAACTGTAAGATAGAAAACAATGATAGTTTTGAATACGGAATAAACAAAGAATTCGAAGATAAAGTAATTTATCATTTCGGTAAGAAAAAAATTATTTTTTATGCAGATAGTGCAAACAAGCGTAACACTTTCATTAAAACTATGGAATATGGAACATCTGTTAATAAAATAAAACCTTTAATGTTTAAAGTATTTATTAGACTAAAAGGTTTTAAAAGTAATAATGTAGATAATAAACTAAGAATATTTAGTTTTGCTATAACTAAAAATAAAAATGTATTTCCAAAAGCTTTTAAATATGCTTTGGATTTAAGAACCGGTAAGTTTTTTTATTTATTAAATCCAAAATGTGCTGAAACGTATGGTCAATTAATGAAAGATTATTTTAAAAGCAAATTTAAAGAATTTGCAAACGAAGAACTAGAATATGTATATGACGGACGTTCAGATACAATGGTTATATTTAAAAATAAAGATATAGTTATAATGAATACACCTTATGCAAAAAAAAATATTTCTATTCATAAAAACATTAAAGCACAGAATATAAAAAAAGCTTATAGAGAAATAAAAGAAAATAAAAGAAATATTATTGATATAGGTTTATATAATACAGATTTAGTATATCTTAGAAGTGAAGAAAAATATTATTTCTTTATTGAAGATAAAATTTATGAAAAAGAAACTAAAGACTTATCTAATATAAAAGTATTTAAAAATGGAATAAATTTTGATTTTTATTCTCTCCAATCTTGGCTTTCACAGAGCTAATAAGCTGTTCTTTCGTCACATACCCATCATCTATCATCAGCTGCCCAGATTTTTCAAAATCAATTAAAACCGGGCGCAACTCAGCGGACTGCTGCGTTTTCGTTTTTGGCAGCATAATAGATAAGGATTGTTGTGGAATTGTATATATGGTGCTAATCATAAAAAATACGAGCAAGAAAAAGATGATATCAATCATAGGAATAACC